TTCAATAGAAACTAAATTTGGAACTTCATGCTCAACAGACACATCTTTTCGGACCCAAGTCTGACCCCAAGTCTCCTCGCTTTCGTGCATCTTTAAACGTTCCATAGCATATTGTGTTGCAGGGTCGTCACTCAAATTCATGTACGAGTTATGCTGCCAAACCAACTCGTAGTAAGCAGGGGAGTTGACCCACAAACTTCCTGCCGTGTTCCAATGCTCTTCAATCAGAGGGTCTTCGTTGATGACTTTGCCAGTCAAGCAGTAAGCAGGGACATTAAGACCCACCATGGGGTGATCAACTTCCATTAACTTGCTAATGTGATCCGCTTCTAGTACCATGTCGGAGTCGATGTAGTAAATTGCTTCAAAATTTACAGCGTCTTCCTGTGGAGTATCTTCTCCCCAATGATTACCCGACATCAACCTTCCCCGCTGAGCGAATTCACGAACAAGGTTGCGACCCATCTCAATACGAATCCAACGATTGAAACTTGTTACCTTGCTTTCGTTATCGTTCAAAGAATACGTCCACCAAGTACCATTGACCTGTTCCAGTAAATCTAATAACTCCTGATACGGCTCTAAGCCCTTGGCGTCAATCTCTAACGCAGCAAAGAACTGCGCTCGTGGGAAAAGTTCTTTAACTTCCACGGCGTTACGCAACCAACTTAAACCTTCGCCTCTTTCGCACTTCCACCCAACAAGGGGAGAGCCGATCACGAATGGCATATTGTGATCTACTTCTCTAAACATTCTTTAATCTCCTTGACATAATCAGAACACACGCCAGCGAATCCAGTATAGGTATCTGGGTCATAACAGGTATCCCTTTTCCATTCCGGGCACACATTAATAGATGTATTCATAACTAGTGCGGGCATACCCGGATAACACCACACTTGTCCTGCTGAAGTCAAAACATAGGCTTCGTCTGTGTGAAAGAAGCAATTCAGTAAATACCCGCCATTTCTTTTCTGGCACAATAAAGCATTTAAAGCATCACTATTTTTACAATGAATCCACAAGTTATCTCTACGACTAAGAAGCCAATCTAAACCAATGGGAGTGCGGGGATCATCATGGCCTAAGCACAAACCGTAACTCATATTCAGCCAGACATCAACCTCAACGTCGTAACCGGCTGCTATTGCAGCGTCAATGTAATGCGGTTTGTTTTCTAACTCTGAATTGCGGCCACTGATATTGCCACGATGCGAAATGTAAATCATGGCTTCTTAAAGTGTACGTCTGCTTCTTTACCCACGTTGTCTGGAACAATAGTGCAGGCAAAGCCTCGCTCTTCTAGCCATGCCTTAATATCATCAACATGGTTGTCTGTGTTACTGTACAAGTCCACGGTGTAAGCACCTTCACACTTTCCCTCAGAAACGTGCTCAATACGATCACCTAAACTCTTCAATGCCCTAAAGTCATTACCCTGTGCGTCGATCCACAAGTAGTCAATCCATTCAATAGAGTTATCTGCCATAAACGTATCCAAACGCACCTTGTCAATAATCACGTGGTCAGTGAACGCAAAGTCCGGTCGGTCTTCCCACTTCTCATGAATGTCTTCGGTGAACTCATAAAGCGATGAGCACCCCCAGTCTCTGGTACCAGCAATGTTGAATTGGCCTTTACCCTCTTCCAAGTCAATAGCAACCGGATGAACAGTGACATTATCGTTCATAGCAAATCGGTCTTCCAAATGGGTCACCAACTCGGGGGTTGGCTCAATTGCGTACACACGGACATTGCCTGAGTTACCGCCTGAAAGATGCTCAGTATCATTACCGAAATTAGCACCAACCTCAACTACTGTTCTCATCTCGTCGCCTCCAAATATGTGGTCAGGTCCTCAGGGGTACCAATTCCCCACATCTTACTGATATTGTAAGTACGAATCTTTTTACCGTCAAGGATTGCCTCATTGAAGACAGGGCATACATAGAACTCACCGTTAGTACGAATGTCTTTGTCAATCATTTGCTCGGCATACTTGACGTAATCACTACCCTTCTTCCAGAAGTAGATTCCTACAGTAGCAATATTTGAGATTGGATTCTTTTCAGCAACCTCACTCACGTATCCGTCTTCACCAAGTTTTGCAAACGACCATTTAGGGTGCGTAGCCTCAAACGTCAGGATACTACCGTCGCTATGATCGGTCGTAAATGCATACAAGGCTTCTCCAGCATCCCACTCAACAATCTGGTCGGAGTTCGCCATCATCAGCGGCTGATCATTGTCAATAAACTCTTTTGCTAGCAAAGTTGTGCAGGCCGCACCTTCAGTCATCCCATCCACGGTAACAATGTTGCAGCCGGGGGTAATCAAGTTAAGTAAGTGGAGCAAATTATACTTTTCGTAATGCTCTTGTTGGACAATGTAAGTGAACTTGGCTTTAACATTAAGATTTTCAACCACTGCCTGAATCATAGGCTTTCCCTTTACCTCAATTAGTGGCTTAGGGAAGGTGTAGCCCGCAGAGGAAAACCTAGAACCAGCGCCCGCCATGGGAATGAGAACATTGAGAGTCTCGTCTTCCCACGCAAATGACTTATCATTGTCGGATGTTACCATTTTCATTATTCTTTCCTTATTCAGATCGTATGAGTCTTTAATACCCATGACATTTGCACCAGAGCGGTGTGCGCCCAGTCTGCCTACGTGTGAGTCTTCAATAATTAATGTTTCAGAAGGTAAAACCCCAAACTTAGACATCGCCTTCCAATACATCTCCGGGTGAGGCTTAGGCATTGTGACACACTGATTGCTTACAAAGAAATCAACCTTGTGCATGATGTTCAACGAGCACAACGCCGAAACAACTGTGCTTCTAATACTGTTACTTGCCACAGCAACCTTGATCCCTGCTGACCGGAGCAAGTCAACAATCTCCGAAACGTTCTCGTCTTCTGGAACAGACAAGAATGCCTTCTGCGTAAGCCTTTGCTTTCTCTCCCAAATCTCATGATGGTCTTCTTCAGGAAGTCCCCGCTCCTCGGACAGCATTGCCAACTTTTTGCTTGTACTTAATCCGTCAAACTTAGATAAATGATCCGTCCATGATATCACATACTCAGGGTTGCATTCAGCCAGTGCCTGATTCAACACATCAAAATGCAGTCCCTTCGTATCTACTAATACACCGTCTAAATCAAAAATAACTAATTTAATCATGATGGTTCAGGCCCTAAATGTCGATGCCACTTATTATGTCTTACGATACTTTTACCGTTACAAATCATTCTGTACTTATCTCTCACTCTCAAAGACCACTCAACGTCTTCTTCTTCATTCCAAAGCAAGTCTTCATTTAAAGGCTCAGCAAGCATAACATCTTTCTTTACTATAAAAAATGCACCGGCGAGATACATATATTGTGTTTCATCCCAGTTATCGTAAGGTAGTGCCCACGCACGCCCTGCTCCGGGTTTATCCCACAAAGACCAATCCATAGGTACTCTGTGTCCGTTTATAAATAACTGCTGACATGAACAAATATCCCACGCTTGTTCAAACTGAAGAAAGTGTGAATACCACCAAATATCAAAGACGTGGTAGTCATGCATCATCGCTAGATTTTCGTACTGCGCTGTCTGTGCTAGTATGTTTTTCTTGCGGGTAATCCATCTAGGCTTAACCGAGTCGTCAAAGTGGATGTGTGTGACATCTTCACCTATGAGTGAGCCATCCGGTAGGCCGGTCTGATCACCGATGAATAGTATTTCATAATTAGGAATAGTTAAACTTCTAATAGAGTCTACAACCTCTTGCAGTTTATCAACATCGTCGTATCCAGTAGTGATACAAAACGACCAATCTTTATTACTCATTTTCTTCCATCCAATACGGTTTTGCTGCTCTACCATTCGTCCACTCTGATCTAACCCTAGCAGCCTCCTGAAAATACTCTTTGGAGTTACACCAACTTTCTAAGTGTAAACCAAGTTCCTCAGCCTGCTTGGGCCTGATCGTTATCCTAGTATGGCAAGGTCGGCAAACAGCGAACAGATTCTCATCTTCCAGAATGCTTCCGCCCTGCGACCGGTTAACTAACTCGTGGATATCATTTGTTCTGTTTACATGCACGACGCCTTGCTTACCATCGTATGCCGCAAAGATAAGACATGCATCACATTCGGGATTCTTCGCTAACATTTTTTCTACTATGGATCGCCGCTCAACATACTTGGTCTTCATCTTGTCTGACCTCTGCTTAAGTGGGGTCCGCTTTAATTGACTAGTACCCCGCTTGAGGGGTGTACGACGAAGTGGCTTACCTCTTTT